ATCCTTCGTAGTATTTTAAATCATCTTTTCTAAACAAATTGTCTTCATCGCCTACAATTTGACATAAATACTCTCTATAAAATACTGATAAACGATTAATACTCTCTAGTTCTTCTTTCTTTTCCTTTAATTTTTCTACAGGCCATACTTCTGGCCATAGACTGTAGTCATCTTCTAAGTCTGGTCTATACTCTTTTGTATTCCAACCTTTCATTTCTTTTAATGTTTCAACTAAACAACGTTCGTGTTGAGGAGTACCAATCACCACAATCCTCCCTGTTAGTGGGTCAACCGATGGAACACCAGATTGTAATAACCAACGTAAGTTATACTCCATTGCTTCGGAAGTTTTTGTATTATTTTCGTCTTCAGGGTCGTCAAGTATTAAAAGAGTAGGTCGTTGATTTCCGTGCTTAATACCACGTATCTGCTGTCCTGTGCCCTTACATACAATCAAACTGCCATCTTTTAACTCTACTTCTGTATTTGTCCACTTCCTAGCAGACTGCATACCCCAATATCCAAAAAAGTATCGAAACTCTTTAGAATAGTCTAATACATCTTTAATAGTACCTAAAAGCTTGGTAGCGTGGGATTGTGTTCGGGAAACCAATACGATTACCTTTACACCAGGAGTAAACATCAAATGAAACAAAGGAAATATCCCAGCTGCTACCGAACTCTTTGCATGACCTCTAGGAGCAATAATGTTAATTTGCTTTTCATCAGTATTTAACAACTCCTTAGTTAGGTCGTAATGAAACGGTGGTGATTCACTACTAAACATATTAGGCATAACCATACGACCAAATAACAGCATATCTTGCTGCATTTCTAATAATATCTTTTTTTTATCCATTAATCCTCTATAATAATGGAAACTTCAAAATCTTCTGCAACTTCAAGCAATACTGCTATTAGTTCAGTCAGATTTGGTGTCTTCCCCGATATTGTTATTGTTTTCTTCATCTAATTGCCTAGTTTGTGTAGCTTTTAATTTTTTAGTTTGTTTTTCATAACTATCTGCAATTTGATGCGACATATCCATTTCTAAAGATTCTGTAACCTGTTTTGTCTTAGGTTTCATATCTAAAAACTCTGACAGCTCTTTAGCTGCACGTATCATATTACCAGAGTCTTCTTTTACTTTAGCTACTTCAATAGCATCTTTTATTACATCTAGTACAAATCCTTCATCAATATTCTTATCAATTAAAATGTCCTTCAGTTTATCCTGTATCATTTTCTTTACCTGTTTCGTTTTAAATAATCTTTTTGCAGCAATAACGGGATTATCTTGGTCAGGCCTGTACAATCTACCTATTTTTTCCCAATCTGGCGATAATCCTGCCATTTTGTACGCTATATACGCATCCATAGCTATATCTGCACCCTTCTTTTGTACTTCTAGGTCATTATAGCTCTTTGTAGACACTGTACTAAAGTTATTAGACTTCCAATGCGGTTCAAACTCTAGTTTACCCCACGCAGTTAGCCATTGTCTTCCATACGGGTAGGTATATTCCACCTTTTCTCCATATACCTTGCGATAGATACACTCAGCAACATATCCATCGTCTGATATCCCATACTCACCTTCTTTTGCTTCTCCCCAATGTTTCCACTTCAAGCCCTTACCCTTAGCTTCTACCTTGGTATACACCCTAAACGTTTGAGGTTGGAAGTTATTTCTTTTTAACTTCTTTGTTATCGTTATCATTAGTCTCGTATTTTTTTTCTAAAAATTTTTTGAAGGATTCAGTTTCTTTTTTATAGTCAATGTACTCTTGTAATAGTTTATCTACGTTGAAAAGCAGCATTTGTTGCTGTTGTATGGTTTTATCCATCCCAGCCATAATGCTTACCATCTGCTTGTACGTTAACTTATTCTTTGGTTTCTTCATATTGCTCCTAATGTAGGGTATAAATAAGATAATTAATCGCTAATATATTCGTAGTTTATATATAAACGTATTTATAATTAGCTAATTAGTCAGTCTTTCTTTTTAATTGTGTATAACCCAAGTTTCATTGCTTCTATCTTAGCTGATATTTCTAACTCAGCTTCCATTCTATCGTAAATTAACATCATTTCTTCATTAGCTTCTTGTAAATCTACTTTTATCCATTTACCAGTTTTTTTATCTAATTTCTCTAATTGCTGTTTTTTACGTTTCATACACAAAATTAAAAATTAAGTTTCAAAAATGCAACTAGAATGTGTGTGCGTAATATATATGACATCTACCCACCCGTTTATTTGGTTTACATTTACTAATTTAGTTGAAATTACTTAATTAGTTGAGTATCCCGTTCACTACATCCTTTGTCCCAACCAAATAATCGTGTATGGGTAGAAGCTATTCACCCATCGTACCGATGGATAAATTTAAAATTTATCTTAAAGCCTTTTGGGGCAAAGGAAAGAAGCCAACGCTTCTTTCTATGCAGCAAGCTGGCGTCGGAACTTCATTTGAAGTTTATGCAGACGCTGGTCAAGAGCAAGAAGTTCTTGATAAACTTACTGCTGCCTTTGCTTCCCGTCAAATCAAGCCTGGCACCTTGACCTACGATACAGAGTATCGCAGATTCAAGGGTACCTTGCTTGCTGGTGGCGGTGCCCAGCAAATGCTTTAGGATAAATCCTAATCTGCCTTAGTGAACGGGGTTTGACGCAGCCTGGCAACAGAAATGCGTCGTTAAATATTTTTTAATACCCTACAACAAAAAGATTGTAATGATATTGCGAACACCCTTCGCAATAGTTTTATTTAATTAACTTGCAGCACCTATACAAAAATACAAGTTGGGGTTTGAGAACGGCCCGTATATGTTGCAAGTTAATACCTAATTTCATAAATTTAAAAGGAGACAATATGAAAAAACAATACGGAATGATAGTGAATGGTGTAAAACAAGGTTGGTGTCATACGCATCCAAGTATAGTTCCTGTTGCCACATTTAAGGTACAAGATGCCATAATGCAACAAGCAGCAGAAAAGGGATTGGATAAGTTGCCTAGAATTGTGCAAGAATATATTGCTAAGAAATCAAAGCAGTATTCTTAAACACCCATCGCATAGTTTAATTAATAAAAAGGAATATAAAATGAAAAGTATACGATATCATTTAATATGCGAACTAAATAATCGTTGGAACATACAATCAGGACAGCGTTTATTTAGATTTAGTAAGGTTAAAAGTATTAAATTACTAACGCATATCCAAGATTATTGCCATACAGCAGAGCAAGTACATCGTACTTTATCTGACGCTATGCAATATGACGCTTTGTTCAACACGAACAGTATTGAGAGCAATAAAGTATTTGCTCACAATTAGAAATACGAAGGTTGGGACAGTTTACCCAGTATACAAAACCATAGATATAACCCTATGGACTGTGCCCAACCAAAGAATTATTTAGATAGATGTAAAAATGCAGTCCCACATAGATAACATTGTGTTACACAACCATAACGGGACTGGATTGTTGAAAGGTATGCAATATCATATTGTTATCAAAGTAAACATGACGCATGCACGATGTAAAAGGTCGGCGGTTGGACTAAATAAAATACATCGTTGTCGAGTAGGTAACAATGCTGAACAGAGCGGGAAACTACTTTAATCACCCGATTGCAACGGACGACGACAACACTTAACAAGTAGGCACATCTATCTAATAGCTTTATGCAATACTACATTTAGATATGAACGACGGTTCTAAGAAAAGGGTTCGAATCCCACGCCACGGTTGGCATAAATGGTATTGCATAATAATTACAAGAGGCAAGAAATATTAGGGGAATAGTCATAGATTATTTCCCTTTTATTTCGTATATTCTCACACAAAAAAACAAAGGAAAAATAATGAAAGAAAGAAAAGTATTATCAGTAAGTAATAAAAAAGGTACAATGATGGTAGTAGACATTGAAACAATACCAAATAAAAAGAACAGATTAGGTAAACCCTATAAAGTTTCTACTACAAAACATATTAAAATCGATAGAAAACTATTGAAAGGAGAATAATATGAGTAAAGATACATTAGCATTAATAGTGGTTATATTAGGAATAAGTGTTATAAGTTATTTGGCTTGGGTTGTAGATAGTTACAAACCAGCAGTAAGTAATGTAACATCTTCAAAATATACACCAGAAAAGGTAAAAGACAGTGAAATACCTGATATACCTGAACTGTCTGAGGAAGAATTAGAAGAGTCTGCCAAATTACATAAATCATATGTTAAAGAAGCAGAAGAAGAATCAGAGAGAAAAAGCATAGAAACAATGCGTAATGAAGTGCAACAAATCTTAGACGAAATAGTAGAAGAGGACAGTACAGTTACGGTTACATTTAATATGCAATGGACCCCTTCGTGGGTAGACTAAAAAGGAAGTAAATTGTTTACAGTGGTGGCAAGGTTTTGTTTTTTTCATGTCGTATTTGTTGTAATAGGCGGATACTAAACTTCCTTTCCCTTGCCAGCACACCCCTGATAAGATTTTAGATAGATAAAAATAGAATGTTTATAATGAGGATGTCAAGCATTAGATACTAAATAGATTAGAATCTTTAACATAAAGTAGAATATTTCATGATTAGGCCAATCATTAGTACTTATAATACTTGTGTGTAGAAACACTTTATAAGCAAGAACATATTTCGAAGAAGAGTGCACATATGGCTTTTATCTATCTAATAAATTTAATAACAATAAGGAAAAATAATATGGATAAACAGGAACTTTATGGTAATATGGACATTAAAGAATTACATAAGTGTTCAGTTACCTCAAAAGAAGTAATAGATAGAGATACGATTTGGTTAGTATATTATGATGAAGATAATGATGAACTATTTCGTATGAGAGTAGAAAAAGTAAAAGAAAGATGGAACAGGGAAGCCGAGTTCTATGCAGATAAATATAATGATGAAAAGGAAGGTTATAGATGAAAAAAGACCATATAACATACATTGATGGCACAGGAAATGAAGTTACAAGTAAAGAAAAGTATACTAAATTTCCTTACGAAATGGAACAGGTAACATTCTTAGAAGAAGGACATGAAATGTTAACAATAGAAAATCCTTTTTCTAAAGAAACATATAGACTAACACCAGTAGAAGAAAGTGTATACTCAATGATTATGGGTGCACAATTTATGCCTGGATACATGACTAATTCTAAATTACAAAAGCTTGTAAGACAAGGATTAGATTGGTTTAGAGATAACAATGCTAAAGCGTATATGACGCTATTAGATTAATAATAATAATAATTACAATGATGGAACGAACGGCGTTATACGCTAGGTGAGGTGTGGAGTGGGTTCCATTATTGTAATAATAATAAAAGGAGAGTACAATGATAGATAGAACTATGTGGTTCTTATATAACAGACTTGTTGACGATGCAAGACAAGCACCAAGTATAGACACTATTTCTGGTATGTTCTTTAACTACTGGAAAATAATGAATGTCTTAGATATTAATACACAAACATTAAGTGCTATTGATATTTACAATGGTTTAAATGCTTGTTATGATAAGTCAGCAAAATCAACAGCAAGAAATCTATATGAATATGGTGAAGTTGCAGCTAACGCAGATTATCGTGTTAGTTATTACGAACAAGACCATGAAATATATGATACATATGCAAACTGTGTTAATCTAAATGAAGTATTAGTCGAGGGCGCAGACCCTGAGTTTGATGATACAGAACCATTTAGAGAAGCATTAAATGAAGTAGCATTTGAAGATATAGAGTATGAAATTGAAAGTGAAACATTTACTTTAAATGAAGACCATATCGAATGGTATAAAACAATTCATCCAAGTGATGACAAATTAATAAATTATATGTATGATAAAGGACATAATCTTGAATGGGATGACATCGATGAATTTCTCGGTGACAAACTAAATGATATAGATGATGCTAATGCTGATATGCATATAAGTCAAATTAGAAAGTTTATGTTAGATAGACTTGCTAATCAAAACATTAATATTATGGACGGTTTAGAACAAACTGAAAATGGTATGAAAGAAGTAGACCCTAATACAGGAGAACTTCAAGACTAATTTATCAGGTGGTCCGATAACAGGAATATCCTGATGATACAATACTCACATAGGATGATACATGGAAGAGCTCCAGTAGATGCCCAGTGAGTTAAATCAGAATAAAAGCTGAGAGGTAGTATATAAGACTAGCTAGAAATGCATTACTGCCTCAATTCTGAATAATTGAGGTAACAAAAGATAAGTGCGATTCGGAGATAGTATACTGATTTATCTAGTTACCTCAATAATATTAACAATAAGGAGAAATAGAATGGGAAGATATTACCACGGAGATATAGAAGGTAAGTTTTGGTTTGCAGTTCAATGTTCAACAGATGGTGAATATTTTGGTATGCAAGAACAAGAACCAAGTTTTTTACCTTACTATTCAGATAATTTAAAATTAGCAGAAGAAGGTGTAGCAGAATGTAAAGCTAACCTTTATGGATACTTAACAAAGATGAATAAATTTTTCAACTCAAAAAGTTCATACAATAATAAAATGTTATCAGAAGCATTGAACTTAGAAGGTGAAGAACATGATAGCAAAAGAAGAGAACTGATGATGTGGTATGCAAGATTACAGTTAGGTATTAAAATAGTTAAATGTATAAAAGAAGAAGGTTCTTGCTGGTATGAAGCAGAACTATAATAAGGAGGAATAATATGGGTTTAGACCAATACGCAGGAACAATGCGTGAAAAAGTATACAAGTATACAACACCAGAAGGTGATAAAAAAGAAGATAAATATCAAATGGCAGGTCCATTCGAATGGCGTAAACACGCAAGATTACAAGAGTTTATGAACACCCTTTATATGGAAAGAAATAAACTTGAATCAAAATGGGAACAAGACAAAATTAATGATGAAGAATATGTCTGGAATCCTATATCTTGGAGTCAAATAGAACTATTAGAAGATGATATTGACAAATTAGAAGAAGCTATAAACAATGGATATAGCAGATACTTTTGTGATGGTGGATTTTTCTGGGGTCACGAGTTCCAAGAAGAAGCAGCAAAAGACTACAAAGAAAAAGACTTAGAGTTTGTAGAGTTTGCAAGAGAAGCATTAGCAGATGGCGATACAGTTATCTACGAATGTAGTTGGTAATTAAATAATTGGTGCTATTTGTGTAAATAGTTAAATGGTTCAGACAGAACAACAGCCAAATATATTATCCCCTGGTGATGGCCTGGTATGTCACGTAGTGGTGTATAAATCATGATGGTAAACACAGCTAGGGGATAATAAACAATAAGGAGGGCTTATGCCTTGGAAAGTAATAGATGGAGAACCAAAGTTCTTTATAGAAACAAATGTAAAACTAACTAAAAAATGGCGTCAACAAACAAACAAAGAATTTTATGAACGCTTTGGACATTGGTATTGGTTTACAGGTTATCAAAAAAGACAAAGAAAAGGTTGGATAGAACAATATGATAGGAGTGCAAGTGAGTCTAGTACCAAAGGACATAGATGATATGTGGGTATGTGATTATTGCGGCTCAGAAGAAGTACAAACAAGAGCATGGATTATTATAAATACAGAACAAGTTATGGATACTTTGGATGATATTTATTGGTGCGATGGATGTAAAGATGAAGTAAATGCAATAACATACTTTGAGTTTAAAGAAAAGATTGCCGTTGAATGTGGAGGCAATAAAGATAAATATGATAAAATAATGGATGGGAGTAGAATGTAATGGATGACATACAAGTAGAATGGAATACAGGTTCAAATTCACCTGTAATTACTGTTAATGTTTACTATAGTTTTGATGAAGAAACAGGTTATAGTTTAGATTATGATGGTATATTAGAAGAATTTAAACAAGCATTAGATGAAGTTGAAGATAATATCTCAAACCTAAATCACGAACGTGATGAACATTTAAGAACAAAACACATGGAGGGCTAAATGAAAAAAGAAAACGCACTAAGACCAGGAACTGGTAAAGCATACTCAAGAGGATTATCTAAATCAGATTATGTAGTTGCAAGAAAACTAATACAACAAGGTTTAGTAACCGAACAAGAGTTAATAGATGCTGGTAAAATGCTACCATCAAAAGGTAGAGGTAGACCAAGTTCAGGAGCTAAAGAATGGTTCCTTGAAGCACGTAAAACAAAACAAGAACCAGAAGTAATTAAATTTACTATGGAACCAGATGCTCATCCAGTAGTTAAACAAATAGCACGTGACTTAGAAGCAGGCAATCAAAACATTGTCGTAGAACGTGTAGAAGATGGAGTTGAATTGTGAGTAAAGTAACTGACAAAGAATGCATAGAAGCAATACAATATTTTGTTGATATGGATATGATAAATAATAGAATGAATAGTGATGAAAGACATTATTGTTTTATATTAATTAAAAGAGTCGTAGACACATTGGAGGTTCTAAATGGAAAATAATGCAAGAATCATAACAAACATACAAAACACTTTGAAAATGGTTCGTGAACAACTTGACGCTGAAAATGAAATACCAAAAAAAATAAAGTATACATCATTACTAATTGACGACATTGGTCAACGATTAGATATTGGTGCTAAAAAATATGGTATGCAAGTACCAATAGAAGAATCAGATGG